ATATAGTAAATCTTGTCGGCCTTCGTCAGCTTTGTCCATTTGCTGCCCTGCAAGATAGCCTTGCAGAATTTTAGCAATTCCGGAGATAGGAGAAATAGGCGCTTGAATACCTTGATACGATCCAACTTCAATTGGCTGAAATGCTTGCTGTTGCAAAATTTGCGCCATTTGCTCACGGCGAGCAATTGAACGGTAATCCTCATCATACGGGCCTGGCGCACGATAACCTTGCGTTGTTGGCATAACAGTAGCCATGATTTACCCCGTGTAATTGTTTGCAGTTACGTCTGGCCCAACAGCGTTTCCACGATCAAATATACCGCCGGTCTGAGCTTGACCAAGTTTCATCCGAGCCATGTAATCTTGCATATCTTGCATTTGATTTCGTTGGCTTGCTTGTTGATACATTTTCATTGCGTCTTGAACGCCGCCAAACGGGTTCTGAGCCTGTGGTATTTGCTGTTGCATATCGCCCTGCAACTGAGTTGGTTGGGCTTGTTGTTGCAACATTTGAGCCATTTTCTGCTGTGGCGTGAGATTGACGTATTGATTAAGCATTATAGTTTCCCGTAATTAACCATCATGAAGCCGCTTTCATGCGGCACGATTGCATCTGGCATTACTGTAGCAACTTCGTCTGCCATTACGCCACGCTCACGATTACCAAAAATATCGTACTCATAAATGCCAATACCAAGTGGGTGAGTGCCAACTTGAACGATATTTGATTTTAATCGCCTATCAGAGAATTTTGGTGCAAACATTGCAGCCGTGCCTAATGCGCTGAATAAGCCCTGAGTCATTGCGTTATTACCCGCTTGCTGAATACCGTAACGTGTCATATCTGCCTGACCTTGCGCTTGCGTACCCGCAAAGGTTGGTGATGGTGCAACGCTCATGCCTTGATACCCTTGGAATTGAGGCAATTGAATCTGTGAGCCGCCCATCAACCCAATGACTTCATTGATTGGCTGTTGTCGTAACGCCAAATCTTGCGCCAACTGTTGTTGCTGTGCAGTATTTTGGAATTGCGCTTTTGCTAATGCTTGGTTGTACTGTTGGCCTTGTGCGGTAATGCCCTGACCAAAGTTTTGACCAACAGCAGCATTTGCTAATTGATCTGCAGTAATACCTTGACCAAAGTTTTGACCAACTGCCGTGTTGTATAAGCCGGCCTGCGACAATTGCTCGTTTAATCCTTGCTGACGAGCCGCCATGTCAATATTGATGCCTTGCAACGCAGCTTGGCTGTACAAGTCGTTGATACCCATTTGACGGTTTCTGTATGCAGCATCGTAGGCTTGTGTGCCAGGCGCTAAACCTTGGTTTGCTAATGTTTGCCTGAAAGATACGTCACCGGCCTGAATAGTTGGATCAAGTCGAGCCAAAATAGCTTGTTGAGCATTGATGCCTGCATTAGTAGGCATTTGAGTCAAGCCGCTTGTATCTATTTGCCGTTGTGCCAAACCATAAGTGTCGGCAGCTGTTCTCGCTTGTGCTAACCCATATTGATCGGCTAATGGCGCTGCTTGGTAACCTGTAAAATCTTTTTTAATTTCAGTTGATGTTGGTGTAAAAGGCTGCGACAGCGTGGCATAAGCATTTGAAATGCCTCTTTCTCCAAGGTTAGCTAATGAAGTCTGCACACGTTGCTGTGCATCTAGCGTTTGTTGAGCTTGTGGAGTTAACGTTTGTGTAATTGTTGGTTGACCGCCACCAGTCATAAACCCTTCACGGGTTGGCGCAGCGCCTCGTCTTGCATTAGCTAAATCAAAGCCGGCTTGGTCAAAACTTGTTTGACCGCCTTCCCCAGTCCGATAATAAGAATTTGGGTCAATTTTGTCTGCATTGTATTTAGCCAACGCTGTTTCATATGACGATTGGTCAAACGTTGGGGCAGAGTAAGAAACCGTCTGATTCCCAAATGGCGTATACATATTTGGGTTAGACATAATGTTTGACTGCCGAGCCGCCGTCAGGTTATCAATACCTTGCTGTTTAGCTGCGCCAATATAATCTGGTGCTGGTGGTGCTGCTGCTGACTTACCCATTTTCTACCCCTAGAAACCGACACTTTTCCCGTGCCAATGTCAAAAATATAATATCGCCATCCGGTGCTGCATCTTTAACCCTAGCTTCTTCAATAAAACCCATCTTGGTAACTAATTTTAGGCTTTTTGCATGGGTACTGCTCACCGGAACAATAATCTTTTTTACCTTACAAACCTCAAAAGGGTAGCTAAATATCGCTTTTAAATACCCTTTTGTCATACGGCCTTCAATTGCTATATGGCACACAATCGAGGCTTTGTTCCAATTTTCGTAAATAACGCCTGCAATAATCTGACCGTCACGCTCTAACCCAATTGCTTGCGACCCGTCTGCAAAATACTTACCCTGCACTCGCTCTGCTACCCAATGACCTACATCAACGCCTTGGGTTATATGCCACCCCAACCTTGTTGGTAAACAATGTCCGTCGATGCCCATAGAATTGTCGTTCCTTGAGAGGCAGATTTAAACTGTGTTGCAGCGCAATAACCAATGCCAGTTACGCCTTGCCAATTGTTTGTGATGACCGTATCTGTAGCCCAATAACCTACATCCCACAATGCAACGTCCCATTTAGCAGATACTTGTGGGCTAAAACTTAGCGCCGCAGTTGTGTCTGCCAAGTCAAAATCCATGTTTAAACCAATGAAGATTGACGGTGTTCCGTTTGTAAAGATTGACGGTCTAGCTCTAGTGAAATACTTTTTGTACCCACGGGCATCAAAGTAATTAAACGCTTGTAACGCATAGCCGTTTATGTCGCTTGTGTCATCAGCATAATTGTCATCCCACGCATGGGCAACAAATCCATTGCCACCCCAATACGGCTCGTTGTCAAAGATTGCCCAACAATTAGCATACTGGCCTGTAAAGTTGCACCAGGCTTTTGTGATGTTATTCATTACATATTGCTGTTGTTGCCCTTCAGCAACCGGCACATTGACCGTTAAAGCATTGCGTTGTGGGTCAAAAGTAATATCCCACCCAAAATTACCACCGTATTGTTGCGTTGCAGCGTTAAATGCGCCTTGAATTTTGTCTGATAATGCAACTCTTGGATCAAGTCTTGATGATTGCAGGCTTGCCGCAAGTGGATATAAACCGTTGTAAGTCAAAATTAGTATGTCACCGCCGTATTTGATTAGGCATCGTTTGCCAACGGGCTTACCAAGCCTCCAAACGCCCACTAGCGCCCATTTTGTAGCGTCTGATGGATCAGTACCCGCCCAAACAATGACCTCGCCATTGGACGTTATAAACACTAGGTTATCGTCTACTCCGTAACCTGCATCAAGCGTCCAAGTTCCTACAGCAACTAAGTAGCCGCCAAGTTGAGCAACCGAACTCATATCAATTGCCGCAGCTGCACCTGAAATACTTAAAGTTTGCAAATACCATGCTTTTAACGTTGAGGATTGTGTAAACCAAACTTGGTTTTTAAATGTAGTGATATTGCTCAACGTGCTTGCAGTTACTCCAGTAATAGTTGGGTTTGTCCAATTCGATCCGTCATATAGCAACGGTGCATCCACACCATTTACCGCCATAAGATAACCGCCACCAGCTGTTGTGACGTTGACGTATTCCCATTGAGCGTTTGTTAGCCCTGTTCTTACAGCTGCGCCTACCGCACCGCCGAGCGTACAATCAAAAATAGATGTGCCAGCAATAGCAAACAGTTCATTATTTGCACCGCTTGAGTACGACATTAAAGTCTGAACTTGACCTGTAATGCCTGTGGAATACTTTGTATAGCCACCACGCAACACTACGTTGTTGACAGTTGGAAAAAAGTTAGTCAACTGGACGGCATCGAGCGTATCCATGTTTGCAATGGAATCCCGCACGTTCCAACCACCGATAGGCGCTGGCAATGACTGAACCCGTGCCGCTGTGCCTTGAACAAGTCGGCTTGCCATGTTAATATATCCCCATATTTAACTTATGGGGTTTATCGTGGAAGAATGGCGTGATGTAGTTGGTTTTGAGGGTTTGTATAAAGTTTCTAATTTTGGTCAGGTTCAAACGGTTAAAACTGGCGAAATTAAAAAACAAACTATTGCCGATGGTGACAAACGTCCGTATCTTAGTTTGTGGAAAAACAACAAAATTAAAGTTTGCAGACCGCACAAATTGGTAATGGAGGCTTTTGTAGGTGTTCGACCACAAGGCATGGAGTGCTGTCATAACGATGGAAACCCACAAAACAATTATTTGAGCAATCTTAGATGGGATACGCCAAAAAACAATCATGCTGATAAAGTTAAACACGGCACTACAAACCGTGGCGAACGTTGTGCCGCTGCCAAATTGACGCTTGAACAAGTTAATCAAATACGTCAAGACAACCGTTTGCAGCGAATTATTGCCACCGAGTATGGAGTTCAACAATCTCAAATCAGTCGAATTAAAAACGGGAATAGATGGCAGCATGATGTTTAATTAGTCCCGTAACCCGTATCCGGCAGATTGTCATATCCTATTAGCACCGTGCCTGGGCGTGGTGCAAACGACAAGTTAGCCGCTGACGTATCTTGCGCCCGAACAATCTCAAATTCCTCAATATAGTTGCGATACATCGCCGTGGTATCAAAGCCTTTAGCTTCAAAATACTTGAGCTTGGTAGCCAATACCATTAGTCGGTCTGGGTAAATGCAAGTATCTGTGTCGGCAGTAAATGAATTCTTGACAACATCAGTTGACGATAATGCCCAACCTTTTGACCGATACTCGTAGCCCAACAACTCATTAGTCGAAACGCCAGGCCAAATCTGAAAGTATTTACCCAACAAGCGCCAACGAATCCGTGGGCCAGTAGCGATAAAACCTGAGAGCAACCATTCCCATTGTTGTGGACTCTCTGGGCCTATCATCTCCCAATGCTTGCTGAGGTCCCAATGAGTACGAGGAACGGTTGATTCGTAATCTGAGGGTAAAGGGTACTGCACCTTTTCAAAAGTGATTGAAGTGCCTAAATACGTCCCTGTAGCGGGTAAGTTGATCGTTACTTGCGTAGCCGAGTCAACCGATTCAATATAAGCAGCATTTGAGATACCGTTACCCACAACCTGATACGTTGTATCAAGCCCAGCTGTCGATGGGATGTTGGTGATTGTGTATGTGTTTTCAAGCACATCACCAGTCGTTACGCTAAAGGTTGTGGTAAATGTGTGTCGTTTGGTTAATTCTCGCCAATCATGTTTTCGCAAGAACTCATAGCCGGCAGCGTTCATCAACGCCAAGATTTGAATTACATCTTGGTTCGTATTCGATGCCACAGTAGTTGGCGTTGATACACCCAATTCATTGGTAACTTGGGTGACTAGCTGTAGCATCGTTGATGACATTTATTCCTCTTTTTTTGGCCTCCCAACCTTCTTTTCCGACAACTGAGCCATCAAAGCCGCCATTTGCTCTTTAACTTGAGCAAGTTCCTGCTTGGTGTGTTCAATCTCAGTTTGACTAGAAGATTGGTTTTTAACTTGCAAATAACGCCTTGCCAACTCTCGCAAGCCCATCGCACCCATGCCAATACGCTGCAATTGGTTATCGGTAGCGGTAGCAACTTGCTCAACGGTCTGGAACTTAAAGATTTGCAATTCTGCCATCTGCATATCGTTAAAGTTCTCAGGATCGTCTTTTACCCATTGTTCCAACGGTACGCCAATAACTTCAGCGTTGTTGTTTTGCATCTGAAAGTGCAACCATTGGCGAGGAAAACGTCTTTTGTGATCTTCCCGAACGGGTTGGTCAACAATGTTCGTCTTATCGCCTGGTACTGTAATTCTAACAAACGGCTTTTCTTTATACGGTTCTTTGTCGTAAACGTAAAATTCAACGTGCAAATGGTTGTCTGCGCTGTGAATATCGCTGTCTAAAGCCAATTTAAGCCCCTGTTAATGTTACCCATGTAGTTGCGGAAGTTGCTTTTACCAACATCGTTTTAGCGTTTGCAAGCGTAACACTTGCGGCAGCTGCGTTCATTGTAGTGCTTGTATTGTAAGGATAGACGGTAATTGTCTGACCCGAATCATTACGAATAATCATTTCAGCGCCAGTTTCGCAAGGTGGCAACTTAACGCCAGTCGATGCTGCTGAAGTCGTGATCGTGTTGTTTGACACGTTCAACTGCAAAGCATCCGCTGCGGTTGTGCCAGTAGCGACTAGGCCGACAGCGCCTTCGCCACAGATTACTTGAGCCGATAACGATGAATTGCCTGCGCCCATAATTCTTGATGGAAATGCCATGATAATCCTTAAAGTTTAGTTACTCATCGCTTTTGCCATTTCGTGCAAAAGTCCATCGCCACATACTTCAATCGTAACATCACCAAAGCCTGCTACGACATTCTGAAAATCTGTCACCTGTTGTGCCATCCACGGCGCACACTTGTACGTCACATCGTTAATCATAGCGTCAATTACACGTTCGCCATTGTTACTTGTTTGCTCGTAAGCGTGGTGTTCTCCGTTTCTATAACTTGAATCCATGCCAAACATAAAAATACGCTGAAAGCCTAATAATTTAGCCAATATCAATGCCAAAATACCAACAGTTGTAAACCCGCCCATCAAGTGAACTGGTCGAGCCTTTTCATGTTCAAGCAACTCATAAACGCCAGGCGTATTGGCGTGTACTAGCACCACTTTGAAACCTTCCAACGCATCAAATACTGCATCGTCGCATTGGCTAGTAATGTAAAACGTAGTCGATTGCTGTGGATTCTGAACAAATCTCACGTTCTCTGGTCGAGCGTCTAGCATTACCATTACGTCAGGGATGATGCCTTGGCTTTGCAAATGATCGTAAGAACCGTTCATTGCCCATACTTTTGCGCCGTTTTGATGACGGGCTTTCAACTGGTCAATCGTGTCAACCAGACTCGGCCCACCACCAACACGACAGACGCTGCCTTGGGGTGACTCGTCAAAATCAAACCAAGGCAGCGACCTTTTTACGGATCGCTGCACATTGCCCAACAAAACGTCAGGCTCTGTGTTCCCTACAACATCAAGTACAGCTTCAATCATTTAGGTGATCTGTGACTGGAGATGTGGACGGTTGATTGTCACGGTAATGGTTGAAGTCGTAGAAGTGACGGTAGTCAGGTTGGCTGAACGAGCAGCAACAACTTGCAGACCGGCAGATGCTAAGACTTTCACACGACCAGCTGTAGCCGACAAGAATAGAGTGACGTTAGGTGCAACTGTAACGGCTGTTTTCTTGATGACTGCATTACCAGCGATCTGATACCAACCGTACAGACCCGCAGTAGTAGCCGCCATAGCGACTGCAACTGGCACGTCTTGAACGGCGGTGTTGACAACCAAAGTTGTTTGGTAAGTTGTAGCGTTGTAACGCACAACAGAACCAACAACAGTTGATGCCACGCCTAACAACAGGATGAACTCACCCTCGCCGTAAACTGGATCAAATGCACGAACAATAGTGCCGAGAACAGCTGGGGGCGTAGGAATAGTCGTGCCGCCTGCGGTTGTAACACCAGAGTCCGTTTGATCGATATTTAAAACCCCGATCCGAGGTTCGTCAAATGTATATGCCATGATGGTTTCCTTTAAGCGATCAGAACGCCGCAGAATTGCGGGCCTGAAGATGTGAGGTTGCCGGCAAAACCGATGAGCTTGACGATAGCGTCTTGGTTAACAGCTTGACGTTCGCCGCCGATTGGCACGAAATTACGATCAGCGTGTGGACGGAACATCATGTATTTGGTGTTCAAGAACCACATATGATTGGCAGTTGCATCGTTACCGATACCACCGTCTAAGATTACGTCTGATGCCATACCAGCGCCGTAGTATTTCAACGATGCAAAGCCTGCGCCAACTGACGAATTGCCACCGTCGGAGATACGTTGGATTGACTGCAACGATTGCAAATACAGCTTGTAATAGTTGTTGTCGCAAACGATCAGATCAGGTTTGTCAGTTCCACGAATCAACTGAACAGCTAGAGCATCCATGTACGCTTGGATGTTCGATGCTGAAGTAGCCGAACCGCCATCAGTCACGCCTGAGAACTTAGCCGAACGCCAAAACGAGAACGATGCACGATTGATGCCGCCGTATGTGCCGGTGCTTGGTGCGTCAGGAACAGCAGCGCCGAGGCCTGTGATGTTCTTGCCTGAGTTACCAGTACCGTCTAGGTAAATGTCACCCGAAATACGGTTAGCCAATTGTGCTTCAGCCACGCTCATACGACCATCTAGCAAGTCGATAATCGCTTCTTTACCGCTGTTCTGAATCATTTCCAAGCCGCTGATTGAAATTGCAGCAGCGTACTGGGTGATCGAAAACTGGGCAGCAGAAATTGGGCTGTTCTGCGAAACGTTCAAAACCTCGTAGCCACTATAGCTGTTGGTGTTGTCAGTTGCAGCGTCGTTATACATGATCTCTTGCAAAATCACGTTACCGCCAGAAAACGTCTTTACATTGCCACGTTCTTTCAAACGGCGCAGTAAAGCGTTGTTATTTGTTACGTTGTCAGCAAGTTCACCCGTGCGGCTTTGAATGTTAGTCGCAATGAT